CGCCGTGGATAGCAACCTCATCACCGCGATACTCGCCCTGGGCGGCGGCCTGTTCGGCAGTCTGTTGACGTTCTTTGGAATCCGGTTTGCGGCCAAGCAATCCGCCAAGGCCGCGCTGTCTACCGCCATGACTACCGCCGCCGTCGACGCCCGCCAAGTCGACGTCGAGGAGTGGAAAGCCATTGTCGAATCTCTCCGCAATGAGTTGAGCCGACTCACAGGCCGTGTCGAGTCTCTCGAGGCCCGCCGCGAGACGGACCGAACACTCATCGAGTCGCTCGAGTCGGACCTCCGCTCCCGCGAGTCGCGCTACCGCGCCCTCATGAGCTACGTTCGCGAACTCCTCCTCTGGATCCGCCACCCGGCGGACCTACCGCCTCCCCCGCCGGCGACATTCGCCGACGAACTCTCCCTCTAACGAAAGGCACAGCATGGCTTTTTCCACTCGTGAACCCCTCGTAATCCGAGGCGCCATCGTGGCCGCCGTAACCGCAGCGATCCACGTGGGCGTCGTCCTCGGCCTCCTCCAGCTCGACGCAGCCGCAGAGGCCGCGATCGGCGCCGCCATCGACCTCGCCGGCACCGCCGTCCTCGTCGTCTGGACCCGTGGCGCCGTTACCCCCGTGGCCGACCCGACCCTCCCGGCCGGAACCGTCGTGACCGTCGAGGAAACCGGCGAACCCAAGCACCTCGCGGAGTGAGCCCCAAAGCTCGCGTCGTAGCCGCGTGGATTCTCCTAGGCGCGTCGTTGGTTGGCTGGCCTATCTCGGCCCTGACCTTCGCCGCGGGTGAGCCTCCCGCCATCCTCGGCCTGTCCTGGCTGGCGATCACGCTAACCGCGCTCGACATTCTCTCCACCCAGGACGTCCGCCGCGAGCAAGACAAGTGACTCAATAAGTTTCACCCCCTCGAGTCAATAAAGCCCCGCCCTTATATCCACTGCGATATAAGAGCGGGGCTTTTCGTCGTTTGGGCATCCGGCCGACCCCGGCCACCTCTGTAGTCGTACCCCTAACAGAGAGGCCCCTCATGGCTACCCTTCACGAACTCAAGCCCGACGCGCTCGTGGCATCCGCCGACGGCCGTCGCCTCGGCACCGTCCGCTACGTCCTCCGCCGCGGCGTCTACCGAATCCACTGGACCGACGGCCCCGAGACGATCGAAAAGCGCGAGGCGCTCCTCTCCTGCTACTCGTCGAGCACGCCGACCCGGCCCACCGGCGACGGCAAGCGTGAACCCGTCATCGCCCGCGGACGCGTCACCCCGCACGTCGCGGGCGAGCGCGAGCGCAAGGTCGTGACCGCGTGACCGCCCCGCTGATCGGCCTTATCGGCTACAAGCGCAGCGGCAAGAACACCGTAGCCGACCTCCTCGGCGCGCAGTGGTCGCAAGTCGCGTTCGCCGACCCGCTCCGCGACGCCGCCTACGCGCTCAACCCGATCGTCTATCCCTACTTCGACTCCGACGACGGTACGGCGATCATTCGTTACCGCGAGGTGATCGACGAGCTGGGATACGAGGGCGCAAAGACCGACTACCCCGAGGTCCGCGCGATCCTCCAGCGCCTGGGCACGGACGCTATCCGTGCACTCGACGACGATTTCTGGCTCCGCGCCGGAATGACCCGCGTCGACGACCAGCGCACACGCGGCCCAGTCGTCGTCACCGACGCCCGGTTCCCCAACGAGGCCGACGCCATCCGCAAGCGCGGCGGTTACATTGTCCGGGTCAACCGCCCCGGCACGATCCCCGGCCCGGACGCACACGAGAGCGAAACCGCCCTCGACGACTACGACTCGGATTTGGATATCGAGAACGACGGAGACCTCGACTACCTCGCCGAACAGGTCCGGCACACCGCCGCCGTCGTGCTCGCCGCGCACGAACTCCGGTCGTCAATGCATCACGTGATATCCTAACCGTCTAGCCCCGTTCGACCGCCCCCGCAATGGGGTAGCCGAACGGGGCTTTTTCTGTATGTCGTACTAGCGTGAGGCGTTCACGGTTCGCTAGGGTGTCGAACGTGAACGAAATTACCCCACTCGCAGACCTCCAGGCTCGCGCCGTCGAGTCCCTCCGTCTCTACGCCCTGGGCAAGGGCGAGAGGACTGGGCACCTCCGCGACGTCGCGACGGCGTTCGTCGAGGCCCGCGAGCATTTCTTCACCAAGGACGGCACGCCCGACTGGCTCGGCCGTACCTACGTCTACCGCTCGTGGGTAAGCGAGACGATGAGCTTGGCGAATATCCCGGCCGACGCCATTAGCTCCCTCCAAGCCTCCATCCGCTATCACACCGGGAACGTCCTCCGCGACGGCCGCCTCGACGAGGAGACGCTCTCCGCGCTGGGCCTACGCTCCGAGTCCCCGCGTGAGCGCTCGCTCGAGAAACGCTCCGCCCACTCCGCCACGCTGGCGATATTCGGGGGAGGCGGCGCAGCAATCAAGGGGCACGAGGACCTACTCGGCGCCCTCCGGCTCATCGAGGGGGCGCTACGCCGGGTCGACCTCTCCGCCGTATCCCGGTTCTCCCCTGCCCAGCGCGCCAGTATCGCCGCAGCCGCCGAGGCGGTCTACAAGCTCCTAAAGGCGATCGCCGACGCCGCCCGGAACGGCAAATAGTGACGTAGTGACGGAAAGTACGTCACTCTCTATTGTTTTTACCGGACTATCTATCTCTTAGTAATGGATGCAAAGTGACGTAAGAACCGTCACTAAATCACTCCCGGCAAACCAGCGCCAACGCGCCCGCCCGATTCTGGGCAAATAGCGTTACCCGGCCACCTATCTATCTGTCCCATCCACAGATATAGGAGGCCTTCGTCCCTCGTGACGACCCCAAAAATCAACACCATAAAACGCGGCGGTTCGCGATTCTACGTCGAACCCGAATCGGGCCTGAAAGTGCCCGGCGTTACCTCTGTCCTCGGCATGCTGCCCAAGGACTTCCTACGCTACTGGGCGGCCAAGATGGTCGCAGAGGAGGCCGTCGCCGACCTCGGTACGGTCGTCTCGATCGCCATGCGCGACCCGGCGGCAGCTATCGACTACCTAAAGCGTGCCCCCGACCGCAACACCAAAAAGGCCGCCGACACCGGCACCGACGCTCACGCGATCTTTGAGACCATGAGCCGCGGCAAGCCCGCCGGTCGCGTGCATCCCGACCTCGAGCCGTTCGTCCGCCATTTCGGCGAGTACCTCGACGTCGTCCAGCCCGAATACCACTACATGGAGGAGACCGTCTGGTCCGACTCTCGCGGTCCCGCGCTGGCCTACGCCGGTAGCTTCGACGCCTTCGCGACGATCCAGGGCGAAAAGGTTTGGGTAGACAACAAGACGACCCGCTCCGGCATCCACGACGAGGTCGGTCTCCAGCTCGCCGGCTACCGCTATGCGGACAACATTCTCCGCCCCGACGGCTCGCGCATCCCCATGCCGAAAGCCGACGGCGGCGCCGTGCTCCACATTCGCCCCGAGGGCTGGCAGCTCGTCCCGGTCGCGTGCGGCCCCGACGAGTTCGACCAGTTCCTCACCCTCCGCAAGACCTTCGAATGGGACAAGACCGGCCGTTCCAAGATCATCGGCAACGCCGTGTTCTCCGGCCCGGACGAGAACGCCCCCACCGGCCCCAAGCGTCGCGCCCCCCGCGTGCGTAAGGACGTCGCGGTCGTCAAGCCGACGGACCTCGGCGAGGTCGTCGCGGAGGTCGTCAAGTGACCCGCCGCCTCGACGACGGCACCGTAATCCTCGAGGCCGAGGGCGAGGACCCGAACGGCTGTGCCCTATGCGGCAAGGTCGCGGAGCTTCGCCCCTACGGCCCCGGCGGGGCGCGTATCTGCTACCCGTGCGGAATGGAGGACCCGGAGGCCACCGAGCGCCGGTTCCTCCAGTTCCTCGACGGAAAGGAAATCGACTAGTGACCGTCGACCTCCGCCTCGGCGACTGTATCGAGGTTATGCGCCAGCTCCCGGACAACTCCGTCGACGCCATCGTTACCGACCCGCCCTATGGGCTCGGCTTTATGGGGAAGGCGTGGGACGACCTTCCGCCCGGCCTCGACTTCGCCGTGGAGGCCCTCCGTGTCCTGAAACCTGGGGGTCACCTTCTCGCTTTCGGGGGCACGCGCACGTTCCATCGTCTTGCCGTGGCGATCGAGGATGCCGGATTCGAGATTCGCGATTCTATTGCCTGGCTCTATGGCTCTGGCTTTCCTAAATCGCACAACCTGACCGGCGAGTGGGAGGGGTGGGGCACCGCGCTCAAGCCCGCCTTCGAGCCGATCGTCGTGGCGCGCAAGCCGTTCCCCGGCACGGTCGCCGCCAACGTCCTCGCCCATGGCACGGGCGCGCTCAACATCGACGCGACGCGGATAAGTACTAGCGATGACACCCGCAGAAATGCTGCGGGTGGAGACAATGGGCTGAACGGCGAGGGCACTTTCAAGATTCGAGAGCGCCGCGCCAACGACATGCCGCTGCGTGACGGCCGCTGGCCCGCCAACGTCATGCTCGACGAGAGCCAGGCCGCCGCGCTCGACGCGCAGACGGGCACGCTCAAGTCTGGCAAAATGCAGCCCACGCGCACGACGGCCGCACGCGAGGTCTACGGCCAGAACGCCGCGGGCGGGTACACCACCATGGAGACGTATGGCGACGCCGGAGGCGCGTCCCGTTTCTTCTACGTCGCCAAGGCACCCAAGTCCGAGCGCCCCGTCGTCGACGGCGTTGCACACCCGACGGTAAAACCACTGACCCTCATGCGCCAGCTCGTGCGTCTCGTTACCCCTCCCGGCGGCGCAGTGCTGGAGCCGTTCGCCGGCAGCGGCGCGACTGTTGAGGCCGCCGTCCTGGAGGGCTTCGACTGCATCGCGATCGAACGCGAGCCATCCTATCTCCCACTCATTGAGGCCCGCATCGCGCGGGCAGAAACCGAGGCAGCAGTATGACCCGTGAACTCCCCATTGCCGGCCAGACGCTTATGGTCGTCCCCGGCATCGACGAGGGCTACGTCCCCGCCGAGAACTACCGCCCAACGACGGACCTCGACGAGGCCACCGTCATCACCTCCGAGGTTGCCGGTAAGCCGGGCACGCACAAAATCGTGCTCGATATCGACCTGCCGGCGCAGCTCATCCCCTCGAGCACACCCGGCCACTTCCACCTCTACATCGACCACGAGGTTGACGAGGGCGCGTTCTGGCCGCTCCTCGACGCGCTGGTAGACGCGGGCCTCGTCGAGCCTGGCTACCGCGGTGCGAGCCAAATGCGCGGCTTCACGGCCGCCCGGCTCCCGTGGGTCCGCAAGGGTCCCAAGGCCGTCTCGTCCAGCGATCGACTCTCGGCTATCGAGCGGCGTGCGCTCGCGAAACCGGAACCCTGGAATTGACCCGCGTCTACGTCGCCGGCCCTATGACCGGTTACCCCCGCTGGAACTATGACGCATTCGAGGCCGCGACCGCGCAGCTTCGCGCGGCGGGCTACGAGGTCGTCTCCCCCACAGAAATCGACGACGCGTTCGGCTTCGACCCGGACGCCCCTGTCGAGGAGTTCACCGAGGACGACTACGTAGCCGCCCTCGAGCGGGACCTCGAGGCCATCGCCACATGCGACGGCATCGCGCTCCTTCCCAAATGGTTCGAGTCCCGCGGGGCTCGCGCCGAGTTCCAATATGCCGAGGCCCTGGGCCTCCCCACCCTGCCGGTAAGCCTTTGGCTCCGGCTACGAAAGGCAACAATTTGATCCACGGCGATCGCGACGACCTCCTCTGGCTAGCCGGCCTACTGGAGGGCGAGGGCTCATTCGACGCCCACCGGGGCAAGTACCCACGTATCCGCCTTGCGATGACCGACCGCGACATTGTCGGCCGCGCAGCGTCCCTCATGGACTCGAAAATCCGCCTGGCGCTCCACCCGGCGCCGGCTTCCGCGACCTGGCACACCGAGATTAGCGGCGTGCGTGCGGCGGCGATCATGCGCGATATTCTCCCGCACATGGGCACCCGCCGCTCCGGGCGCATCGCCGACGTGCTCGGCGTGGCCTACTTCCGCGAGAACCCGCATGTGACTACGAGCTTCCCTGGCCCGCAGATCACGCGCCCCGCGGGAATCGCCAAGCCGATCACGGCAGCCGCGGCGTAGTGGCCCGCGACTTCCGCGGCGCCGAAATCCACCCCGGCGACACCGTCGTCTACGTCTCGTCCGGCCGCTACACCCAGCGCGGCACGGCGACCGTAACGGCGGTCCACCGCACCAAGATCGAACTCTCCAACTGGGAGGGCGACGGCTACACCCCCGACCTCGTAAACGGGTTCGCCTGTTGCGTCGTCATCCTGCCCGACTAGCCCCACCGAAAACGCCCTCTCCCACGCGGAGGGGGCGTTTTTCGTGAGCAAAAACACCTCGCCGGCCACCTCTCTAACTGTCCCCCCACCGGGGACGGTCCAACAACAAGAGAGGAGGCCCTTTGGCAGGGCTTCGCATTTTCGGAAATGACCCCACTACAGAATCGGCACCGCGCAAGCGGTTCGCAGACGACATTGTCGGGCGTTTCCGCTCCGGCTACCAGCTCAACGACCGCCCACAGGCGCTCACCGAGTGGCGAGTCACTACAGGTGACCCCGAGGTAGCCGCGGCAATCTTCGAGGAACTCGGCGGCGACGCTCCCCAGGAATGGGAAGCACGCGGCGAAGACAACCTCGAGGTATTCACCGCCTCCAAGTCGATCGACGTTATCCTCGACGGCCCCAAAGCGCTCCGCCAGAAAATGATCCTCTGGGGACGCAACGGCAAGCCGATCCTCTCCGGCGACGGAGAAACCCTGGACGACGGCAGCCCCGATCCCGACGCACACCTCACGTTCGCCCAGCGCAAGGAAAAAGCCCGCGCTGGCACGGGGGCCGAGCCGCAGATCGAGGTTTTCTTCCGCCTCGCTGAAAACCCGGACCTCGGAATCTTCAAGTTCCAGACCGGCTCGTGGTCCCTCGCGTCCGACCTCGCCTACAACGGCACCGTCGACGACCTCGAGGACCTCGCCGCCGATTCGGAAACCGGCAAGGTCCGCGCCGTCCTCAAGCTGGAGGAGGTCTCGTTCGTAGCAAAGAACGGACCCCGCGCCGGCCAGACGGTGAACTACACCAAGCCCGTCCTGACCCTCAAGGGCGCGGCCTAGCAACACCTGAGACAGGGCGACTCCCTTTGAGGGGGACCACCCCCAAGCGCTCCTAAGCCAGGTATAGAGCGCCCTGCCTCACGGCCCCCGTCGATGACCCGGCGGGGGCCTTCCCATATCCCATCTAGGACAGGAAACGCCATGGTCACCGTACCCGTAAAGAACGGCCAGCCCGCCGAGCAAAAGGCCATCACGGCCGCCCCCCCGCGCGTCGGCAATCTCACCGCCCGTGACCGTTGCGACGCCGCGTTCCGCGTCCCGCTCGGACTCGAAATCGAGAACAAACTCGACGTGCGCTCGTGCGGCGCCCGTGCCTACGTCGGCGCGGAAATCCATGGCGTCGACCTCCTATTCTGCAAACACCACTTCGAGCGCTACGAGACCGCCATCCGCGCTATCGCCGACGAGATCCTCGACGAGCGTTGGCAGCTCGACGACGGCGAACGCCGCCGCAAGGCCGAGGGCGTGAGCGCGTGAGAGACCACGAAACCTGGGTCGCCGTCGACAACCGCACCGGCCGCCGAGTGGGCATGTCGTCTATTGGCTTCACGCTCGAGCAAGCCGAGCGCACTATCGAGGGCTGGCGCGAGCGCGATCGTAGGGGCGGACGCCCGGACCTTCACGTCTTACTCCCCTACCTCGAGCCCCGCCTCTCCGAGGATGCTCTCGAGTGAGTAGCCCCAACAAGCGCAAAGGCACCACCTGGGAGGTAGACCTCGTCGACTACCTCAAGTCCGCCGGACTCCCCGCCCGCCGTGTGGCCCAGTCCGGCATGCTCGACACCGGCGACGTGCACGGCATATCGCCGTTCGTCGGCCAGGCCAAAAACTACGCCAACCTCGCCGACGGCCTCCGCCTCGGCATTGCCGGCGTCGAGGCCCAACGCACGCGAGCCGGCGAGCCCTATGGCGTCGTATTCGCCAAGCGCACCCGCAAGGGCGTTGCCCAGGGCTACGCCGTGATGACCGTCGAGACCTTCGCGAGCGTCGTACTCCGCCTCCGCGCCGCCGAGTCCGCACTCGGTATCCAGGACGAATAGCTCCCGTCCTCCCACATCGAGACGAACTCTCCGGGCTCCGTCGGGTGCGGGACGACGTCGTAGACGTACTCGCTAGGCCCAAATACCTCCGCTGTGCTCATTGCTTGCATGCCCTCCGTTGCGCTCTGACGCGGCCAGTTTAGGCACCTTGCCGAGCCGAACTCACCCCCCTATCTAACCCCCAGTGAGGGGGACAAACCCGGTCCCCCACGAGGGGGACTCCCCATGCAACCGCCCCTGGAGGCCCGCTTGACTCTCGCCGAACTACTGGCCCGCTTCGACAACGTCGAGGAGACGCCCGACGGCTGGCTCGTCCCGTGCCCCGCACACGACGACGCCCACAACTCTCTCCGCCTCTCCGTCTCCGACGCCGGCAAGGTCCTCGTCCGTGACCGCGCCGGATGCCCCACGCCGAAAGTTATGGAGGCCCTCGGGCTGACCATGCGCGACCTCGCGACGATGACCCCCGGCAACGTCCACCTCGCCAAGACCGCCAGCTCGCGCGACGTCCCGGCCGACCCCGGCGCCGTGGCCGCGCTGGCCGTCCAACTCGACCGCTACGCCGCCGCACTCATCGCCGACCACGAGGGCAGCCTCGACGACAACGCCGTTGCGGCAGCCGACTACGCTATCCGCCGGTTCGGCGTCTCGTTCGACGACGCCAAGCGTCTCGGCCTCGGTTATGCGGATGACCTCGGCGGCGGCCCCCGCCTCGTCGTGCCGTTCCGCGACCGCGCGGGCGTCGCCCGTGGTTTCCAGGCCCGCGCCCTCTCCCCCGAGTCCTCTATCCGCTGGCTTGGCCCCAAGTCGCCCGACGGCGCGAGCTGGGCCAAAGTCGGCTGGTTCCCCGGACTCGGCGGCTACGACGAGGTCCTCATTACCGAGGGTCCGGGAGACGCCCTGACCGGCTCCGCCGCCGGGTTCGACACCATCGGTATCCGTGGCGCCGGACTCTCCGCCAACGAGGCCGTCGTCGACGCGATCCTCGAGCTTGTAGGCGACCGCCCCGTAGTGGTCGCGGGCGACGGAGACGCCGCCGGCCGACGCTTCACGCAGACCCTCGCAGAGGCGCTCCACGCGCACGGCCTCGACGTAAAGCTCCTCCCCATGCGCGACGGCAAGGACCTTACCGACTGGCGCGCCGACGACCCCGCGCGGTTCCATGACGACCTCCTCTACCACGTCGCCAAGGCCAAGCGTCTCGAGACGCGCTCCACCCTCCTCGGCGAGCTTGCCTGGGACGAGGACCGCTACAGCCTTACCGACCTCGGCGCCGCGCGCTACCTACGCGACTACGTCGAGTCGATCGGCTCCGGCGTCAAGTACACCGAGGAGGCCGGTTTTTACCTCCTCGAGGACGGCGTCTGGCGCCAGGACACCCGGCAGGGCGTCCGCACCCACGCGCAGGCCGTAGCCGACCTCGTACGAGGCTTCGCCAAGTCCGCGTCGATCGCGACCGCAGGCGGCGAGGAGGAGGGCGTCTCGGCGCGCGACAAGAAACGCGCCGCCCGCCTCAACCGCTATGCCGCCCACGTCCAGACCTCGCGCGGTATCGACTCCATGCTCCGCGAGCTACAGGCCGTCCACGGCGTGCCCGCCGCGTTCGAGGACTTCGACAAGCACCCTGACCTCCTCGCCGTGCGCAACGGCGTCGTCGACCTCCGTACGGGCGAACTCGGCCCGCACGACGCCTCGCTCCTCCTCACCCGCCGTGTCGATATCGACTACGACCCGAACGCGACCGCACCGCGCTGGCTCCAGTTCCTCAACGAGGTATTCCCGAACCACCCGGCTCTCCCGGCCTACATGCGCCGCCTGACCGGCTACGGCATCACCGGCCGCACAACGGACCAGTGTTTCGTGGTCCACTATGGCACCGGCGCCAACGGCAAGAGCGTGTTCACGGACACGATCACCGAGGTATTCCGCGAGCTGACCGTCACTACGCCGTTCTCGACCTTCGAGGACCGGCAGAGCGGCGGCATCCCGAACGACCTGGCAGCGCTCAAGGGCGCCCGCCTCGTCATGGCCGCGGAGGGCGAGCAGGGCCGCCCCATGGCGGAGGCGGTCCTCAAGCGCGTCACCGGCCGAGACCTTATCTCGGCTCGATTCATGCGCAAGGAATTCTTCGAGTTCCGCCCCACGTTCCTCCTCAGCCTGGCTACCAATTTCAAGCCGTCGTTCAAGGGGCAGGACGAGGGACTCTGGCGCCGCGTCAAGCTCGTTCCCTGGGAGCGCTACTTCGCCGACCACGAGCGCGACGGCCGCCTCCCTGAGAAACTCATGGCGGAGGCCCCCGGCATCCTCGCCTGGGCCGTCCAAGGCGCCGTCGAATGGTACGCCCACGGCCTCGACGACCCGGAGGTTATCCAGACGCAAACGCGCGAATACCGAGAGACGAGCAACGCGCTCGACGGGTTCCTCCCCGGCCTCTACGTCAAGGACTCGTCCGGCAAGTCGGTCCAGGGCGACCAACTGTTCGCGGCGTTCCAGGAATGGGCCGACGAGGGCAACTACCTCGACCTCAAGCGCTGGAGCCGCCGCACCTTCTACGGCGCTCTCTCCGAACGCGGCCTCGTCCAGCGTCGCGGAACGGGCGGCAAAACCGTGTTCGACGGCATCCGCCGCGAACGCCAGACCGACCGCCTCCCGAATCACGACGAACCCGAGCGAGCAGACGGCGACACCCCGGCCACCTCTCTAGCTGTAACCCCACCTGATACGTCCGGCCTCTCTGGCGCGGACATTGGAAACCTTGTATAGGAGCAAATCAGAATGACTCAGTACCGCATTATTTCCGAGCCGGGATTCACGGACGTTGAGGACGACACGGTCGTCACGTTCCGCACCGCTCGCGACACCATGGCCGCGCACCCGCTGTTCTCGATCCTCCTCGGGGTCACGGGCGACGAGCCGATCCCGGCCGTGGGTGACGTCGTCACCGTCGTGGAGCCGCCGGAGAACGACGCACGAGACGAGACGGTCGGCCCCGACGACGTCTACGGCACCGACACCACGACCGGCCTCGGCCAGTGGTACGCGCCGTCCGTCCTCGAGCAGATCGAGGAGGCGTAACGATGACCAAGTACCGCCTCATCGCAGAGCCCGCGTTCACCGGCCCGGAGGGCGCGCTCGTCACGTTCACCAAGGCGGCCGAGGTCGTCAACGCCGGCCCGCTGGCCGCTCTGTTCGGCCCGGTCGAAACCCGCCTCCCGGCCATCGGCGAGGTCCTCACCCTCGACGAGAACGGCACCCGCCAGAACCCCGGCGACGACACCGACCTCCTCCTCACGACGGAAGACGGCATCCCGCAGTGGTACGCCGAGGCCGTCGTCGAGCGCGTCGAGGAGGTCGCGTAGTGGCTACTCGCTACCGCATCGTCTCGGCGCCCTTCTACCACTTCGAGGGCGAAACGGATTCCCCGTACCTGTTCGCGTGGCAGCCGGCCGTTGGTGACGTCGGCACGCTCGACGAGTCCGGCGACTTCGAGCAGCCAGACGAGGACGGCGACTACACGCTCGTCGGCCCCGACGGCAAGCAGCGCGAGACCTTCGCCTCTGAGTGCCTCGAGTTGGTCGAGAACTAACCCCGGCATGGAGCACTTTTTCGACTCCGAGCCGTGGATCGTTCTGACCAACGTCGCGCTCGTCATCGCCACCGGGTTCGCCGTCTGGGCGACGCTCCGCGAGGGTCACCGCCACGAGGAGGTCGAGAGCAAAGCGGCAGACGTCCGCGCTCACGACCTCGCCGTAATCGTGCATGAGGTCCTCGAGGCCGAAAAGCACGAGAACGAGCACACCGCACCCACGCAGTAACCGACACCCTGAAAGGCCCCTCCGACTTCCCCACGGAGGGGCCTTTCGTCGTTCACCCGAAAGGCCCAGTTGATCCACCTAACGCACGTCGTGGCCGGCGACACGGTAGATATCTTCTACCCGGAACGCCGTACCGACCTCGTCGGATTCGAGCAGTTCCTCGCCCGCGGCGACAAGGTCCTCTCGATCGACACCGAGACCACCGGGCTCGACATTTTCTCTCCCGGCTACCGCATCCGCCTATTCCAGATCGGCAACGGCCGTGAGGCATGGGTCCTCCAGGCCGACCAGTTCGCCGACGTCATCCGCCGCGTGCTCCGCTCCGGCCGCATGTTCGTCGCCCACAACGCCCCCTTCGACCTCCTCGTCCTCGACCAGACACTCGACGTCAAGATCGAGGAGCTAGCCGACCGCGTCCTCGATACGCGCATCATGGCGCACCTCCTCGATCCGCGCCAGCCGCACGAGGGCGGCGCCGGCCTCTCACTCAAGCCTCTCTCTGCCATCTACGTCGACGAGAACGCCCCCGACACTCAAGACGGACTCACCAAGCGGTTCAATCAGCTTGGTTTCACCAAGGAAACCGGCTGGGCGAATATCCCGATCGACGACGAACTCTACGTCCGTTACGCCGGGCTCGACGTCATCCTCGATACGCGCCTGTTCTACGAGCTGGCGCCGCTAGTAAAGGACCTGGGCCTCTCCGACCTCTCCAAGTTCGAGCACCACCTCTCGACCCTCCTCGCGATCATCCAGCGCAAGGGCCTACGGCTCGACGTCCCCTACATCGGCCGGCTCCAGCACGACCTATCCGAGGAGGCCGCCGAGTACCGTGCCGTCGCGGCGCGATACGGCGTCGACAACGTCAACAGCACCGCCCAGGTGTCCGCGGCCCTCATCGGCATGGGCGAGGAACTCGTCGAGCGCACCCCCTCGGGAGACTGGAAAGTCGACAAGGCCGTCCTCTCCCCGCTCGCCGACCTCGACCGGGAATGGGCGCGAATCGAGGCCCGCGACCCCAACCCGCTCGCGGATGCCGTCATGCGCGCCAAGCGTGCCGAGAAATGGCAAACCGCCTACGTCGACGCGTTCTACAACCTCCGCGACGCCAACGACCGCGTCCACCCCTCCCTGGGCGGACTCATGGCGCGCACGGCCCGCATGAGCGTCTCCCGGCCCCCGCTCCAGCAGCTTCCCTCCGGCGACTGGAAAGTCCGCCGCGCCGTTATCGCAGATCCCGGCCACGTCATGATGAGCGCGGACTACGACCAGATCGAAATGCGAATCCTCGCCGCCCTGGCAGACGTCAAGGGCATGAAAAAGGCCATCGCCGAGGGTCGCGACCTCCACGACTACACCGCCGACCTCGTCTACGGCCCCGACTTTACCAAGTTCCAACGCAAGCTCATGAAAGGCGTTGGGTTCGGCAAGGTCTACGGCGGCGGCAAGGTGACCCTCGCACGCCAGACCGGTGCGCCCATCGACGCCGTTGCAAACGCTATTGCCGAGTATGACCGGACCTACCCGGAAATCAAGCAATACAGCGCCCGCCTCACACGCCGCGCCGAGTACGGCCGAAAAGAGGTCGTCACCGTCTCCGGTCGGCACCTCCCGCTGGACCGCGACCGTCTCTACAGCGCCACAAACTACGTCATCCAGTCCACCGCCCGCGACGTGCTCGCCCAAGCCATCGTCGACACCTTCGACGCCGGCCTCGGCGACTACCTCCTCCTCCCGATCCACGACGAACTCCTCGCGTCGGCCCCGGAGAACGAGGCCCCCGAGGTTGCCGCCGAGCTGGGCCGGATCATGTCCGGTGACTTCTACGGCGTACCTCTCACCGCCACCGGCGAGATAACCGGCCGGTCGTGGGGCTCCGCATACGGAGTACCCCCCGGCCTCGACTATATGGAGGCAGCATGACCCGCTCGAGCATGGGCCGCCGACCGATCGTAAACGGCGACGAGCAGGACGCCTACACCCGCTGGCGCCCGATCCTCTGCTACATGCAACGCCCCGGCGTCGTAAAGGCGATCAAACGCACCACGCACAAACGCGAACGCCGCGAGGCGAGAGCAGCTATCCGCACCGAAAGGACCACCACCGAATGACCGACGACCTCTCGACCGCCGCGCTAGGCCGAGCCGTAGCCACCGAGGCCCTCGCCCTAGCCTCCCTCATCGGCGAGGCCTCGGAAATCCAGTGGCAAGCCGGGTTCGCCCCCAAGCCGCGCGAGGACACGACCGAGCGCAGCCGCGGCGGGCATTCGGACCCGACAGTGAACATCGTGGCCGACGAGCGGCGGCTCGCCGTCCGCCAGGCGGTCACCCTTTCCGACCAGCTCCTCGGCGAGGCGCTCAAGGCGCTCGTCAAGGCTCGCCGGCGGATGGAGCACGTGATCGACGCCCACAGCGCCCAATAACCACGTAGATAACGGTTCGATAACGGTAGCCGCGTAGGTACTCACGTGAGTATTTACACGGCGTACCGTAGCCCTCATCAAATCGGATTGGACCCCAAAACGGGGGCCAGTCGCGTAAGAAATCCAACGTAAGGACAAGACACCATGAACGCCTTTGCAACCGTGCTCGACGAGATTTTCGCCTCGATCGTCACCGACGAAATCCGCGACGCATACTCTCCGCTCGACCTGGACGAGGAACGCACGCTCATCGCTCGCGCCAAGCTCGGCGAGGAGGCCGCGACCATCGCACTCATGCGGGCGTACACCCCCGCCCTTCGCTCCGCCATCCGCCAGTTCGGCGCCATGGGCGGGGCGTGGGCGGGGCAGGTAGCCGACCCCGACGTGGTCGAGGACCTCCGCGCCGCCGCCACCCTCGGGTTCCTCGAGGCCGTCCAGTCGTTCGACGCCGGCCGCTGGAGTCGGCTTGCCGCCATCGTCCCCGACCACCTCCGGCTGGCACTCGCGTCCGCCGTGCCCTCGCCTATCGCGTTCTCGATCCCGCAGCGCACGCTCACCCGTTTCTACTCGATCCTCCGCAAGGCAGACGGCAACCCGTACGCCGCCGCCGCGCTGGCCCCCCAGTACGAAATGCGCACCGAGACGTTCCTCGCCGTGCTCTCGGCGCTCCGCGACGTCGACTCCTACGACCAGCTCCTCGCCCCGTCCGGCAGTAACGAGAACCAGTCCGATCGCGGGTCCAACGACGTCGAGGCATGGCCTCTCTGGGACGGCCAGCACCCAGACGCGGAGGACGAGGTCCTCGTCGAGGCGGCGTTCTCGGTCGTCGACACCCTCGAAAAAGACGTGATCCGCATGGCCTACGGCTTCACGGAGTACGACCCGATCCCGGACGCCGAAATCGGCGCACGCCTCATCCTGTCCCGCCAGAAGGTCCAGCGCACCCGCGCCTCTGGCCTCGGCAAAATGCGCGTAGCGCTGGGCGTCGCGTAAGAATACGCGCGTGAGTCGAGAGGAAAACATCATGGAGGAACGCCTCGAGGCGCTCATCAACCGCGGCGACGCCGTACTCGCCCAGGCCCGCGCAGAGCTTGGCGCGGACTCGCCCGTCTATCACGAGCTGGCACACGTCCTTTGTCTGGCCTTCGGCCTCGCAGAGACGGCGATCGACGCCAAGTAGCACCACGGGAAAGCCCCTCGGGAAACCGGGGGGCTTCTTCCATGAGCAGCCCCGCCGGCCACGGCCACCTCTCTAGCTAACCAACACAGAGAGGCCCGGCCGTGACCGACGACATTTTCGACTTCTTCCCCACCTCCGAACAGACCCGCATCCGCGAGCAGTACGGCCTTTACGCCGCCAACCGGCTCGAGCCCGTCGCACTGCCGCGCCGCAGCTCGCGAGAGCCGTGGAGCTGGCTCAACGACGGCCGCGACGACGCCTACTGGGCCGAACTCGCGGCCGAGGCCGAGCGCGAGGAAGCCGAGCGGGAAACACGCATCGCGGCCGAACGCGCAGCACACCGCCTCCTCGTCGCGACCGCCCCGCGCGTCGACGTGTTCCGCATCGAGCACCCCGAATCCCACGTCGGCCCATACAACCACACGTGGATTGACTGGGAGACAGACAAAAACGACCTCGACATGGGCGAGGCACACACCGGCAACACCCGCACGCCCGGTCCGTTCCGCACTGGCGAGTTCCCCGACTACGGCGCCGGCATCACGGGCGAGCACAAGTTCGGCTTCGAGTCCGAGGGCCACCTCCGCCGCTGGTTCCAGGGCTGGCGCGCCCCCCTCCGCCGTTGCGGTTTCGTCCTGACCGTCTACGCCGTCCCCGAGCCCGACGTCCTCTACGGCGCCCACCAGCTCGCATTTCTCCCTCACGCGGCAACCGTCGCGCGCGTCGTCCGCATTCCCTAGGAGCCAGCATGTCCACCACCTACGAGCGCCTCGTCGAGGCCGGAGCCCCGGACCTCGCAGAGCCGTATTTCTACCGCATCCGCGAGACCGGCACCGGTGAGCACATCGAGATTCAACTACGCCGCAAAAATCCAAAGTTCGGCTCGCTCGAGCTGGGCAAGCGTGGCTACGTCCACATCGCCAGCACGGCGCCAGACCAGGTCCTCCCGCAGCTCGTCGGCCACGCCAAGCGCCTCGTGCGCGAGTACGAGCAGTCCACCCAATCCCGCATCCAGGCGCGTTCCCTCATCGGTGACGCCGCCCGAAAGGAACGCCACCATGGCTAAGCACTACACCGCAGTCCTCGAGGTGACCGCCGTCGACAATGTCGAGGAGGCCCGAGACCGATATAACAACGTCACCACCACCGCCAAACGCGACGTCTCCGAGGTCGGCCGCGTGGTCGTCCGCGCGGAGTCCCTCGAAATGCTCGTCGAAAAGATCAAGGCTCACGCGAGCCTCCTCGCCGAGTAATGGACCTCGTCCTAGCCGCCCTCTCCGTCGGCGTGTTCGTCTGGCTCGTCGTGCGGCTCTACCGCGATCCCGAGTGACGCTCCTAGAAATGCCGGCGCGGACGGACACCGCCGCCGACCTAGAACTCATGCTCGAGCACACGCCCCGCTGTGAGTCCCGCCACCGATCGAATACCGGCGACACGTTCGGCCCGTGCTCCGTCGAGGTCGTCGCCCGCTGGTCGGCGACCTGCCCTCGCGGGCGAGCCCTCAATATCTGCGAGCGTGCCGCCCAGTTCGTCCGCGACGTGTTCAAGACCGAGCGCCATTGCGCAGGTTGCGGCCGCCTGGCGCGTGAGTGCTGGACCCTCCGCCCCATTTAACGAAAGCCCCCTAGTCATCCGGCTAGGGGGCTTTTTTGCGCTCAGGACTCAACTGTCACTAGCTATAGACCGGGTTCTCGTTCGGCACCTAGTAAGCTACCCGCATGACACGCGCCGTTCTCTACCTACGACTGTCCCTCATCGTCGAGGATTCTACGTCGATCGCACGCCAAGAGGCAGACCTCCGGGCGCTGTGCGAGCGCGAGGGCTGGACCGTCGCACGGCTCCTCGTCGACGACGGCCGCACCGGCCGCAAGGCGCGTGCGAACGCCGACGAGGCGCTCCGCATGATCCGCGACCGCGAGGCGGACGTCCTCCTCACCTGGAAACTCGACCGCTGGACCCGACAGGGCCTCTCGGCCATCGGTGCGCTTGTCGACACCCTGGACGCGACACCCGGCGCCCTGTTCGTCGCTATGCAGGACGGCCTACGCAGCGACCAACCGGCATGGCGGCTCATCGCAGCAGTGCTCTCCGAGGTGGCCCGCACCGAGGCCGAGAACATCGCCACGCGAACCAAGAACGCGATTGGCTACCGCAAGACCGTTGCGCACCGATTCACTGGCGGCGGTACTATCCCGTTCGGCTACGCCTCGGTCCCCGCCCCGGACGGCGTCGGCCGTGTGCTCGTGGTCGAGCCGGCGGAGGCCGCCATCGTCCGCGAGGTGGCCGAACGCCTCCTCGAGCAAACCGAGTCCCTGACCGCGATAGCCGCCGACCTCACCGCGCGCGGCATCCCGACCTCGAAATCCCCGTACCGCAAAGCGCGCTATCGCGGCGAGCCCGACGACGCGCTCGACCGTGGCCGCTGGACTGTAACCACCGTGAAAGCGCTGTGGACCGCTGACACCCTCCTAGGCCGCGTGTCGCTCGGCCCCGACGTAGTCCGCGACGACGACGGCCTCCCCGTCGCCCCCTGGCCTCCGATCCTGGACCTTGCCACCATGGAGCGCCTCCGTCGTCGCATCGGCACCCGCGATCCGGCCAAGGCCCGTCGTGGCCGAGCCTCGCGGCTACTCTCCGGCGTCGCCTACTGTGCCCACTGCGACGGCAAGCTCTACGTGACGACGTCCTCCGGCAAGCCCGTCTATCGCTGCAAAGCATCCTGGAACGGCGACACGAGCCACCCGTCCCCGCTCGTCGACGCAGAGAACCTCGAGGCGTTCGTATCCGGCCGGTTCCTGGCCATGCGCGGCAACGACCCCGAGCTAGACCTCGTCGAGGACGTCACCGAGCCGGGCACCGTCGAGGCCCTGGCAGAGGTCGAGGCCGCCCTCCGCGAAACGACCGCCGCCCTCATGGAGGACACCGCCGACTCCGTCGCCCTCGTCCGTCGCCTCGACGCCCTCAAGGACCGACGCGCCCAGCTACGTGCGCTCCCCGCGACCACGACCACCCGGCTAGTGCCCACCGGGCGCACCCTCGCCGAGGCATGGGACGCCGAGACCGATATCGCCCGCCGGCGGGAGACGCTCCTCGTGGGGCTCGACTCGGTAACCGTAGCCAAGGCCGCCCGCAAGCAAGGCTTCGACGCCGGCCGAGTGACGTTCAACTGGGTTTCGTAGCGCCGAGAGCGGGCTCGGAGTACCAAATAGTGACGTAGTGACGCAAAGTACGTCACTCTCTATTGTTTTTACCAGAAACTCTCTCTCTTAGTAATGGAAGCAGAGTGACGTACTTTCCGTCACTTCGTCACTAATCCCACTGAGCAGGCCCGCCAACGCGGCCACCTCTCTATCTGTAACCGACAGATAGGAGGCCCGCTCGTGGCCCACGAAATGCCTACGACGCCCGACGAGGCGTTCCAGCTCGCCACTCGTTTCCTCAACTACGCCACCGAGGCCCCTGCCCAGAACGGCACCGCCGGCCTCTACGCGAGCGTCGCGAACACCTACGCCAGCATCGCCACCGGCCTCCTCCTCGAGCAGGTCGTCGCGCTCCTCGCCACTCCCGAGCCCGTCGTCGAGGAGGAGCCCGAGGAATCGCCCGCCGACCGCCGCCGTCGCCTCGACCGCGAGCGCAAGGCCGAGAGCCGCGCCAAGGCCGCCAAGCGCGACGCCGAACTCGCCGCCATGGACAAGGACGAGCGCGCGGGCTGGGCAGCCATCCAGGCCGACATGGACCGTATCGCCGCCGACGACGGCCCCGAGGCCACATACCTCGACACCGCGGTAGACGTCCCCGGCGGCCAGTTCGTCGCCGACGAGGTCGACACCCTCAACGCCGACGGTAGCCGCGCCTCATGATTACCGTCGAGACCGAGTCCGGCTCCGTCTACGTGTTCAAGGACGACCTCTCCGCCGTCCAGCGCGTCGAGTCGACTCACGAACTCCGCGGCGACGGCGACTGGCTCGAGCTGGAGGCCGTGCCCCACATCACCGTCGGCGCCCCCATGTTCCTCGCGCTCGAGCCTCTCAGCGACGAGGCCGTGGTCACCTACCGCACGACGAGCCCTGTAACGGCGATCCGGCCGTGAGCCACCATTACGCCCAGTTCGGTGTGTACTGCCCCGGATGCATCGCCGGCCTGCCGCCATGGGACCCGGCGCACTTGCGGGGAAACCTGCCCGCGGCGCCCTACCGCGCTCGACTCACCCTCATGCACCCCGGCGTCCGGTACGGCGCGCACCCGGACTATTCGCCCTGCCCGTGCGCCGCGTGTCAGGCCCGCAGCGCCGAACTCGCGGCCTCCCGCCCATGGCCGCAAGGCGACCTCGCCCCGATCCTCGCCGAGTACGAGGCCGTCGTCGAGGAGCTAGCCGCCTTCTACGCCACCCTCCCGGCGCCCAGCCCCACTCTCCGCCAACGCATTAGCGACTGGCTCCTCGACCCCCAGAAACGCACCACCAACCGAAAGGCCCGCTAGTGCCCCGCTTTGTAAAGGTGACCACCAACCTCGGCGAGCCCGCCGCGCTGGACGGCACCACCAGCCGCACCTACCCGTTCGTCTACGCCGAGTCCCGCGACACGTTCATCCGGCGCATGGAAGCAAGCACCGCTCTCTTGCACATATTCAAGTACGACCCGGCAACGCCCGAGGAACTCGCCCAGGCAGCGGCCCCGGCCGACCTCGGCGAACTCACTGCCGTCTCGACGGTTCCGACCACTGGCCGATACTACGTTCTCGACACCGGGCGCCTGACCACGAGCGGCGAGCCCCTGATCGTCATCGCCGACCAGGACTCCGACCGCGCTATCCCGATCGCCGAATGGGCGGCCGAGGGACTCGCGAACGCCCTCAACGACGGCGGGGACTCGCCTTCCCGCTACTTCGGCGTCTCGCGCGAGTACATCGAGTCCGGCGACTTCGCACAGCCGATCCCGACGGAGGCCCGTCGATGAACCCGCGCTTTGTAGTCCGTGTCGACCACGTCGGCGACTACGTCGTCCTCGACACTCGCGACGACCTCGTTATCCCGTTCAGCGGGACTAACGCTCTGTCCGTCGTCCCAATGCTCAACGCCGCCCCAGGCCTCGCCGCCAACTACATCAGCTTCCCCGCGGCCGATTACCCGCCCCTCCGTCCCCTCTAAGCCACCCACGAAACACCCATCGAATAGGAGCACCACCAGCATGACAAAACGCTACGTCGTCATTCCCGGCGACCCCGACGAGCGCGCCTTCGCCATCGCCATGACCGGCCCCGGCATGGTCGTCGACACCACCACCCCCGAAATCGGCTATGGATTCGGCGCACTCGCCACCCAGGCCGCCGAGGGTTTCGAGGACGGCTCGCTCGAAATCAGCGACTACCTCTCCCTCCCGTTGACCGACGTCGAGCGCAAGCAGCTCGCCACGGCGCTCGCCGGGGAGGCCGCATAATGGCCGCCCCTCGCTTCGTCGTCATCCCCGGCGACCCGGCCCACCTCGACGAAATCCCCGAGGCTCTCCGCCCACTCCTCGGCGTCGAGGGCACGCGCACCCGCGCCGTCGTCGACACCTCCGCCGACGTGCCCATGGCCTACCCGTTCGGCGACATGGCCGACGAGGCCGCGGAGTCGTTCAACAACGGCACCAAGCCGTTCGACGGCGAACCCTACGCCGGGCAGTACCTCACCGACCTCGAGCGTACGCAGCTCGACGCCGTCCTCTCAGGGGAGGCGCTCTAATGGCCGACCGCTTTTTCCTCGTCGAGGCCGACGACGACCGTTTCAGCCGTGACCTCGTCGTCGACCGTGAAAACCCGGCCCTCGGCTACGGGTTTGCTGGCGCCGAGACAACGGCCGCGGAGGTCCTCAACGCTGGCGCGCGCCAGATCGACGAGTTCCTCCCCCTCCTCCTCTCCGACGAGGAGGCGGCGCGTGTCGCCGTCATCATCGCCGACGACGAGGAGGCGGAGTGATGGACAACCGTTTCGTAGTCATCCGGACCGCCGTCGACTCGCCCCTCGACTTCTACAAGTTCGAGCCGTTCGCCGTGTTCGACACGACGAAAGGCACCGTGCACGGCGCCGAAAACCGCATCGAGGCCGACCGTCTGGCCGCAGAGTTGAACGACACGGACAACGGCTATGCCGCCGACGTCGACTCCGGCGAGTGGCCTTTCGCCGGCCACCCGGCCACCGACGCCGAACGCGTCCTCCTCGCGGCAGCGCTCGAGGAGGCCGGCTCGTGAGCGCCCGTTACGTCACCCGCCGCAGCACGGAGGGAAATCTCGACGTGCACGACACGGAGACGGGCACCGTCTACCCGTTCGACCTCATGGGCGCCGAGGCCGTCGAGTTCTTGAACGACGGTCGTCTCTCCCCGGCGATCCTCGAGGCCTACGACGCGGAGGAGCTTGCAAAGTTTCACCCCGACCTAGCCGGGCGCTAGCCATGCGGTTCACCGTAACCACGACGTTCGACGCCGTCGGCAGGGTCCTGCCTGTCGTCGTCGACGAGGTCGAGGCACGCGAGTACCCGTTCACCAACCCCCTCGATGCCATGGCCGCCGCCCGCCGCTTCGAGGCCGACGCGGAGGACTCGCTCGAGTTCTCCTCGTTCCCCCTCGGCTGGCTCGAAAAGCTGGTCGCAAACTAGTGAAAGCCCTCTCGCCTACCTGTCCAGGCGTGGGGGCTTTTTCTATTTCCCTCTTGCGTGAGGCGACTCACGCGAGTACAAATGACTCATGAGCACCCGCACCCCAGCCCCCACCGCCGTCAACTTCCGTGTATCAACCCAAGCGAACGCCTACCGCGCCGGCGCGATGGACGCTTACGACCTCCTCGTGGCGAATCTCCTCGATAGCGGCATCAACGGCCTACTAGAGGCCATCGAGGCTAACGCCCTCCCCGAAACCGTAGAGCGCATGAATGCGTACTACGCCGCAAAGAACGGATTCGTGAAATGACCACCGCAACCCCGACCCGCCATCACTGCCTCGTCTGCCTCACGCCAACAGCCCTCGGCCACACCCGCGCATGCCGCCGCAACCCGCGCAACACGGTCCTCGCTCGCATCGCCGAAATGGAGCGTATCGAGGCCAATTTCTCCCGCGAGTTCAACGACGACCGCGACTACGACCTCGACGAGCTTTTCTACTCGGCGTGGGAGGACGCCAGCAGCCGACTCCGCAAGCTCTACCTCGAGCGCGACTCCTACGCCGCCGAGACCGTCTACCTCATCGCCTAGCCCTCGAAAGGACCACCGAAATGTTCCGTCGCCTCATAGCCCTATTCGCTCACACCGCGCTCCTCGCCGAGGAGGACTATCAGCGTCGCGTGCACTACTTCCGCACCGCCGGAGGCACCCGCCCTTACGCCCATATGGGCTACGACTTCGTCGGCGGCCGTTGGGTCGACCACCTCGACTAGCCGCCCACCGCTCCCCCGAACCAGCCCCCGCCGACAACGGGGGCTTTTTCGTGAGCAGACCACCCCGCGCGGCCACCTCTCTATCTGTAAACCACCCACACAGAGACAGGACCCCAACAATGCCGTTCTCCATCCCCCGCGACGTCTACCTCGCCATCCTCGCCAGCATGACGCCCGAGGACAACCCGCTCACCGCTGCCGGCGCCGAGGGCCACGAAAAGTCCGGCCCCGCCCTGGCCGCACTCGCGCAGTCCATGGCGACGTTCGTCGTCGTGTTCTCCGAGACCAACCCCGCCGGCTACAAGGGCGCACGCGACATGCTCGAGAACCTCGTCCACACCTTCCCGATCGAGGACACCACCAAGCCCGCCCCGGCCCGTCCCTCGCTCGAGGACGCTCTCTCCAAGCTCCTCGCCGAGCTGGAGACCGCCCCCACCGCCGAGGACCCGCTCGACGGGTTCAAGCTCGGCGACGACAAGACCAAATAGCTCCCTCCCCCGATAAACCGAGTGGCCCGCCCCGTGAATTGGCACCGGGCGGGCCATTCCTGTACCGAGAGGCTCCACCATGCTCGCAAACGTCTACATCGTGACCGACCACTCCGGCGACGTCGTCGAGGTCCTCCACGACCACGCCGCCGCATCCGCCCTCGCCGGCCTCACGCCAGGCGGGGCCTACGAGACGTGGCCCGTATCCGGCGCAATCGTCCCGCCCGAGGGGCTCCACCATGACTGACTTAGTCCTCGTTGGTGCCTGCCGTTGTGCTGGCCGTTGTAGGCCTCATCGTTTGCGTGCTGGCCTGAGATGACTAAGCGCACCCCGCCGACCTACCCCGCTGGCTGGCACGTCGCCGACGAGACCACCCTCAACGGCCACGCCGTGACGCCCGGTACAGAGCTTTCCATCCGTGGCGAGCGTGGCCGGTTCCGGTTCCTCCGGCACATCACCGTCGACGGCGGAGCCGACTGGCTCGACGTCTACGGCGGCCCCAAGGGCGCCGAGCAGCTCCGCAGCTTCTACCCCGAGCGGGTCAAGACCGTTCACCGACTCAAGACCACCGACAAGGCGCTCCTAGCAGCGCGAAAGGCCTCGAAATGAGCACCCCCTATACCGAGTACGGCTACCGGTACCCCGACGGCGGCTATGACTGGCCCGACGAGGACGGCGACCTCCGCGCCCCTTCGGACCTCGACGGCACCTGGGCCACCGCCCGGACCGACCGAGGCGTGGTCGACGTGCAACGCCTCCAAAATGCCGCCACAGTCCGCGGAGACGTCCTGGTCTCCCGCACCTGGAGCGCCAGCGAGCCCGAGTTCGTCCCGATCGACCTGCCCACGACGCCCGCCTCCGTCATCCGTGCACGCGTCTACGGGCGTGGCACGACTCTGGTTCGCATCGACACGAGCACCACCGACCACTGGCGCGAGACCAAGGCCGCCGGCACCGCCGGATTCTACGCCGACCGCGACTTAGAGGGCGCCGAGGTCCTGTTCGACGCGGGCGCCACGAAATGACCGCCAAGCGAAAGGCCCGAAACTGGCACCTCTGGCCTATCGCCGTCGGCCTGACCATCGGCCTCGCCCTCGTCGACGCCCTCGGCATCGTCTCCGTGCCTTGGTACATCGTTTTCGCCCCGCTGGCTGTAGTAGCGCTCCTCGCGCTCGTCGCCCTCGCCGTGTTCGGATTCTGTGTGCTCGCCGCCATCGCCGCCAAGGACAAACGATGACCCAGCGCCGCCAGCGAGTCGCCGAGGCCCTGGACCTCACCGTCGTAACCGCCGTCGCCCTATCCCCCGCCTGGCTAATCGCAGGCTGGGCCGCGGGGCTCTGGTGAGCCAAGACACCAACGGAATCCGTCACGGATTCGGCATCGTGCTCGGCTTCATAGTCGGCATGCAACTCCTCCTCTGGGGCCTCGTCTGGCTCCTCGACCGAAAGTAGATCCCATGGCAATTCTCTCCATCCTCTCCCGCAAGACCCCGGCCGCCCCACTGGTCGACCAGCTCGCTATCAAGGCGTCGCAGCTCGAGGAGCGCTCCGCCCAGCGCTCGCGGACCGCGGCAGACTTCCTCGACGCCGCAGCGGACGCCCAGCGTGACGCCGAGTCGGCCAAGCGCCGCGCTCAGGTCGTATCCCAGGCCGTCGACATTCTCGGCGACGCCGCAGACCTCGACTAGTCCTCCGCTGCCAGATCCGACGGACCTCGTTGCCTCGGTAGCTGCAAAGTACGACAACGAGGAGGGCGACCTAGCGCGGTCCGTGCTGGCCGCCCTCCAGCGGCGCCAAGCGACCGCCGGCAAGACCTGTTCCATTTGCGGCGAGCACAAACCGTTCTCGTCGTTCACGCGGGACGAGAGCAAGCCGGACGGCTACTACCGCCGCTGTAAGTCCTGCCGCGCCGCCCGCGCTCGAGCAGCCAGACTGACCACTAGCGAGTAACGCCTCATGCGAGTATGCTCGCCGAGTATTGAAAGGATCGACCATGAAACTACGCACCATCGCGGCCCCCTTGGTCGCACTCCTCGCGCTCGGCGGGCTTGCCGCATGCGCCGACACCACCCCGGCCGACGTGCAACTAGTCACCCGCGCAGAGGTCGACTGGACCGTCTACCCTGACCTGTTCCACGAGGACATTCTCGCGGCCGAGGAGTCCGGCGACTGTGCCGCGCTGCAATCGGCGTTCGACGTCGCCTCCAAGTTGGACCTACTCGAGTACCTCGACGAGGCGCTCACAGAGGCCGGTTGCTACAAATAGGCGTGACCCAACGCTGGCTTACTTTATAGCTGTCACCCCCATAGGCATCAATCCGACCTGTGCCTAAACTACTTGCCCGACATAGGGCGGGCGTTTGACCTAGAGGGCGACACTTTCGCAGTACGGGGCGCACTTGGTACGCCCGGCAAAAGAGCCTCAAAAAGCTCTCTCCCTGCCGGTTCCGCGGGTTCGACTCCCGCGCGCTCCACGACCGGCCCTCCACAGCCGACCCCCACCGAGGGGCGAATATCGGCACGATCGTCGCTGGCGCAATGGCAGCGCGGCCGCCTGTTGAGCGGCTGGTTCTAGGTTCGAGTCCTAGGCGGCGAGCTACGGCGCGTGACAAAGTTGCAACGGGTTGGCCCTGAACGCCCCCCTAGACGCGCCGCTCCCGGCTAGCTAGCCGACGGACAGAACAACCGAGATTCCGACCCCGAGCGCTCGCGGCGTCGGCCTGGCTGTCCGCTGGACTCGCTAGCTGGGCATAGCTTTACCGTTCCGCCCCGTCTGCCTGTCGGCGCGGCGAGTAGCAAGCCCGTCCTCTGCCGCGACGAGCGAGACAGGCCCTATCCACCCTCGTTACCCATTCCGGGCAACGGGGGTTTCGTCGTTTCCGGGGGTATCCGTTGCAACTCACTATCAAGCTAGGCCGCCTCCAGGCCGCTGTGGCTGTAGCAGTTGCACCCTCGACCCCGCCGGCAGATACCCGCCCTGCCACCCGCTCGAGCTTCCGTATAACCGGCTTCACGCCCAACCCGCCCCCCGAGGTGCGCTAGTGGCCTGGAGCAGCGACGAGAGCGCACGGCAGCAGCGTCTACCCTCCGACTGGAGCACCCGCCGAGTGCGCGTCCTCCGGCGAGACGGCTACCGCTGCCAGGCTCGAGACTCTCAGGGAATCATGTGCGAGGCCCCTGCAAACCAGGTCGACCACATCAACCCCGGCGACGACCACGACTACGACAACCTCCAATCGCTGTGCCGCTGGCATCACGCCCGCAAGAGCAGCGCCGAGGGCGCGGCAGCACGCAGGCCCAAGCAACGTCAAGCTCGAGAGCCCGAGCCCCACCCCTCGCAGCGCAGGGCCTAGCAACCCCTACCCCTGTTGCACACCCCTTCCACTAACCCCACCCCACTCGCCTACCCCCTGGCCTTGCCTACCCCCTCTGGTATCCCGGTCCCCTGCCCTGACGAGTGAGGCGCTGTGTGCCTGTCTAAGGCCATAACAAACGAGGCCTAGACCAACTGCCCAAGGCAGGTAGGAACGTGCGCGCTACCCCGTGCGGAGCCTCGCGTGAGGCGGTTTGCGTGGGCATGCACACAAGCGATCGTCCAGCGCGACACCCGCGAACCTTATTCGGACCGTGTCTATGCTGCGAATTGTCTGTGAATAACCTGTGAGTACCCTGGGGAGGGCCTCCCCCCGGCCCCCCTCCTCCCCTTCCGAAGCGGCATAGCGTCCGCCAATGCGCGCAAGTCTCAGCCTTTCGTGGAGGAAACCTCACATCGCGCAATCGAGCAACTCGCTCCCCATCAGCTTTTTCCTTACACCCCGATAGGCGGCCCCACATGGCGTTTCCCGCACCGCTCCAGAGCGTCACAGTCACGCTAGGCCCAGTCCTCGACGTCGAGGGCAACCCCATTTCCGGCGAACTCCTAGTAATGCGCCTGTCCGCGCCTGTCCGCATCGTCGGCTCAGGGTCCCTCATCCCATCCGTGGCCGCGACCTATACCGACGCCGACGGAGTTGCCTCGCTCGAGGTCGTCGCCACCGACTCCGCAGGCATCGACCGCCACGACTGGACCTATCGACTGACCTCGCCGACGCACGCCGCCGTGCCCGTCGCCCTCCCCGCCTCCGTGCCCACGGCTCGCGTCGAGGACCTCGTTACCGTCCCGTATAGCGGCGGCGACGTCGTCTGGCTCCCCGCAGACCTCGCCGAAATCATTTCCGGCGGCGGCCTGGGCAGTCTGTCCAGCGTGCCCGTAGGAACCGCACTTCCCGACTCCTCCACTCCCGGCCCGCTCTACATTCACAAGGTGGCGATATAGTGCCGAACACCGCGTATCCCGCGCTCACGCCCGGACCGACCTACAACGACGGCCGCCCCGAAAAGGTCGGCGTATTCTTCCAGGTAAACGCGCCAGTAACAGTCGCCGGAATCTACTTCTACTCGCCTAGCGCCGGCACCGGCCGCAGTTTCGAGCTGTTCGGCGGAGATTCGCGCCTCGCCGTCGCAACCTCCGACGTCGCCACGGGCGACAACTACGTTGCGCTCCCTGCGCCCGTCGCCCTCGCCCCCGGCGTCAACTACTTGGCAGCCGTCGGCTACTACGGCAGCGCGCCGCACCTCGACTACACGGCAACCCCGTTTGCCGCCGGCGCCACGCAAGGCCCGTTCGTCTTCCCGGCACAGTCCGGGCGCTACGAGGAAACCACCGACTCCCTCGCCATCCCCACCGGCTTTACAAATAGCTGGTACGGCGTCGGCCCCTACGTGGCGACCGTCGAGGATCTGCCCGTCGCCGTGACGATTGCCAACCTGGCACCGGCTGTAGAGGGCGTCGCCCGTACGCTCGTCGCCACTACGACGAACGAAACCGGCACCGTCGACTACGAATGGTCGCAGGTCTCCGGCCCGGCCGCGACGTTCACCGACGCGAACGAACCGACGCTCGTCGTTACCCCATCGGTCTCCGGTGCATACGTGTTCCGAGTCGACGTCATCGACGACAACTCGACTGCGTTTGACCTCGTTACCGTCGTGGCTACCGAGCCCCTCGAGCCACAGTTCGAATACCGGCTCATGGCGAAAGACGAGTTGGGCGAATGGCACTACGCCGGCACGGGTGAGCCCGTAGCCCCGCCCGAAACACACCCCGGCGTGTTTTACCCAGAGGACTACGGCGCCATCGGCGACGGAGTTACCGACGACACCGACGCCTGGAACGCCTGTATAGCCGCGGCCGTGGCCGCCGCGCCCGCGCACAACTACTCGGTAGTTGTGGAGGCGCAGTCCGCCGAGTACCTCATCGCCTCGGCGCCGGTCGCTGGCTGGCAATACGGAAACGCGCAAATCTCCATCCCGCACGTACCCGCGAGCACCAGCCGAAAAGTGACGCTGACTATCCGCGGCCGGTCTGTTGCCTCGAGTTTCCTGCACTGGGAACAAGTCGCTCCGCAGTCCATTGGGACCGTGCTCCACAGCACGTTTACCAGCGGCAGCTATAACGCGACGTGGGGCGTCCCCTCCGTGCTCGGAGGCCCCACCAACCTCGCTACCGCCCCGCAAGACGAGTTCGCCACCGTGAGCAACATGCAAATTGTGGTCGACGGCGTATCCACCTTGCAGCCCGCGGGCGCGTCGCTTATCGGGTTCGACTTCCGACGCATCGGGCAAGCGCACATCGTCTCCGCCTCCTCGTTTAGCACGCGCACGCGACAGACCACCCCGTCTATCGAAACTCTGGTGACCAACGACCAGTCGATCGGCCTGGCAATGCCCCTCAAGGGCAACAACGCGCGATCGGAAATCGGCTCCTACACCGCCGAGGGGCTCTATACCGGCCTGATCGTCGGCGAGCACTTGGTAGCGACCTACATCGGCGTTATCTACTGCCGCCGCGGTATCCAAATAGTCGGATTGACCGGCGGAAACTGGCCCGACGGCCAGCCCCGGACGGCCGACCATTCGATATGGATTGGCCGTTACCTCGCGGAGGCCGTCGACTACTGGATTTACAACGACGGCACCGGCACTCAGCTTGTAATCGGCTCTATGGGCGGCGAGGGAACCACGAATTTCGTGGCTCACGTCTACGACCAGATCAGCGGCGGAGGCGGTAACGGAGGTCTCACCGGCGAGGTTCGCCTCTTGGATATCTTCCGTCAATTCGCCGTAGTGGAGGGTAACTCCCCGCTTCGAATCGTGAACGACGGCGTGCCCCCCGGCCCCGCCTACGCAAACCCCGCCGTCCCGGCGTCGACCGTGGCTATTCGCAACCCGTTCTACCGTGACGCCGTAGTTTCAATCACGGGCGGAACGGTTACCGACGTACGTCTCGACGGCGTCTCGCTCGGCACTTCCCGAGTAGTCGTAGTCCCGACAGGACGCCGAATTTCGATCACGTACTCAGCCGCCCCGACGTGGGCGTGGGTTCTCAGCTAACCAGTTCCTAGAGAGGAGTCGCCATGCCCGGACGCGGTCCAGTTGCCAAAGACCAGCACCAGCGCGAGCGCGACACCAAGCGCCGACAGGCCGACTCCGTAACGGTCGTCGACGACGGCCAGCGTCGAGGCCCCGAGCTACTCGGCACCTACTCGCCGTCCACTGTCGACTGGTACGAGACATGGCGCACGAGCCCCCAGGCCGCGCTATTCGAGGCGACCGACTGGCAGCGGCTACAGATGATGGCCCCTCTCGTCGACACCTATTTCCGCGCCCCCTCGACGGCGGCGCTTGCAGAAATCCGGCTCAACGAGGAGCGCCTCGGCGCCACCTACGTCGACCGGCAGCGGGCAAAAATCCGCATCCAAGACCACGATGCCGACGGCGCCGCGGTCCTCCACATTGTGACTCCCGTAGAGGACGTCGCAGCTCGTCTCCGCGGGACCAAGAAATAACGGGAGGTCCTCATGGACGAAAAAGAAACAGTCGACGGCTACGCATGCCCGATCGACCCCCAGGACGCACTGAATTGCGAGTCCTGCCAGTAGGGAAATAGACACCGCCTCGGAAAGGGGACGCATTGCAGATCCTTTCCGAGGCCCCCCTCCACATCGAGGACCACGAGGGCCTAGCACCTCGCCTCATTGCGCCGATCGTCTCCGTTCCCGAGTTTCCCCTCGGCGAAATCAAGACGCTTGGCGTCGGAATCTACCAATGGGCCGAGGCGTACCTCCTCCAGCCCGACGGCGACAACGCGGGCGAACCGTTCGTGTTCACGCCCGAGCAGATCAACTTTATTCTCTGGTTCTACGCGATCGACGATGGCGGCCGTTTCATCTACCGCCGCGCCGTCCTCCGCCGGGCAAAGGGGTGGGGCAAATCGCCGTTCCTAGGCGCCCTGGCGCTCGCCGAACTCCTCGGCCCGGTCCGTTTCGGCGGCTGGAACGCGGACGGCACCCCGAGAGGCGTCGCCCACCCTATGCCGTGGGTAGTCATCGCCGGCGTGTCCGAGCAGCAGACCAAGAACACCTACGACGCCATCGTTGCAATGGCCGAGGACTCCGCACTCGTGGAGGACTACGGCCTCGACGTCGGCGCCACGCGCATCCTCACGCCGCGCGGCGGCAAAATTGTAATGATTACGGCCAGCGCCGCCACGCAAGAGGGCGCGCGCCCCTCGTTCGCGATCCTCGACGAAACCCACCACTGGACTAAGTCCAACGGAGGCCACGGCCTCGCTCGCGTCATCAAGCGCAACCTCGCCAAGTCACGCGACGGCATGGCCCGCTCGATCGAGACGACCAACGCGCACGAGCCGGGCCAAGACTCGACCGCAGAAAAGAGCTACAACGCCTGGCGCGACATTGTCGAGGGCCGCAGCACCGCCACCGGCATCCTCTACGACTCTCGAGAGGCTCCCCCCGGCATCGACCTCGCCGACGAGGCGCAAGTCATGGCCGGACTCCGGTGCGCCTACGGCGACGCCGACTGGGTCGACCTCGACCGCATCCTCGGCGAAATCTACGACCCCGACACCTCCCCGGAGGAGTCCCGACGGTTCTACCTCAACCAGATCGTCGCCGCCGCGGACGCATGGATCGCGCCGGCCGAATGGCACACCAACTACGTCCCCGAAATCGTCCCGCTCAAGTTCGGCACCCCCGGCAGTAAGCGCGACCGCGGCGACGTCGTCACCCTCGGATTCGACGGCTCGCTAACGGACGACTCGACCGCCCTCGTGGCGTGCCGCGTCGACGACGGGGCCGTATTCCTACTTGCCATTTGGGAAAAGCCCGAGGGGCCAAAAGGCGTCGGCTGGGAGGTCCCCAAAGACCAAGTCCGCGACGCCGTAGCCTTCGCCCACTCCACCCTGGACGTCGTCGCGTTCTTCTCCGACGTCGCCTACTGGGAGACGGATATCGACGCCTGGCGTGACGACCACGCCGAGACCTACATCGTCAAGGCGACCACCCGGCACGCCGTCGGCTGGGATATGCGCGGCCACCAGATGGAGACCACGCGCGCCGTGGAGACCGTCCACCGTGCGATCACCGACAACGAACTCCCATGGGGTCCTCACGACCTCGTTGCGGGCTCCACTGCCGGCCTCGCCCACGAAATCCTCACCCGGCATGTGCTCAACGCCCGCCGGCGCATCAACCGCTGGGGCGTCTCGTTCGGTAAAGAAAACCGCGAATCGCCCCTCAAGGTCGACGCACTCGCCGCCTTAGTTCTCGCACGCATGGCCCGCTCCCGCGTGCTCGCAGACGGCGGCCTAAAGAAACGACGCCGTCCCACCGGCCGCGTCGCCGGATTCTAGCCCTAGGAGGGCCGTAAATGATCGACTCCGCTCTCGCTAAGAGGCTCGACCTGGCGCTAAAAAGCGACCTCGACCTCGAGGGCCGCCTCGGCAAGCCGCGCCGATATCTCGCGGGCGATCATGACCTCCCCTACATGCCGCGCGGCGCAAAAGCCGAGTACAAGCACCTCGGGAGACGGGCCATCACCAACTGGACCCCGCTTATCTCCGACACGTACGCCAAGGGCCTTTTCGTCGACGGATACCGCGAGTCCCGCGCCTCCGACAACGCCGAGCCGTGGTCGTACTGGCAGGCAAACGGCCTCGACGCTCGCCAGACCGTCGCCCACCGCGGCGCACTCGAGTACGGCACGAGCTACACGCTCGTTCTCCCCGGCACGCTCGCCACTCGCCGCGTACCGCTCATCCGCCCGCTCTCGCCGCTCCGCACCCTCGCCTGGTATCAGGACGAGGACGACGAATACCCCGAGCTGTTCCTCCGCCGCCGCGGGACGACCTCCGACGGAACGCGCCTCATCGAGGTAATGGACCGGGAGGAAATCGTCACCTTTGCGCTTCCCGAGCGCTCGGAAAAGTGGATCGAGTCCGGCCGCGAGTTGCACGGGCTCGGCGTCACGCCGGTTGTGCGTTTCCGCGACCGCATCGACGGCGAATCCGTAGGCATCATTTCGCCGATCATCAACATTCAGGACCGCGTAAACGAAATCGTTTTCTCGACCCTAATGGCGCTCCAGTACGCGGTATTCCGCCAGCGCTGGGCAACCGGCCTCGCGATCCCCATGGAGCCCGTACTCGACGAGAACGGGCAGCCGACCGGCGAGGAGCAGCCAGTAGAGCCCTTCGAGGCCGCCGTCGACCGCCTCTGGGTGGCCGAGGACGACACAGCACGGTTCGGCGACTTCGCGCAGACCGAGACCACCGGCCACCAAACGGCCTACGAGTCGACAGTCCGCTCCCTCGCCGCCATTTCGCAGATATCGCCCAACATTCTGACCGGCGACCTAATCAACCTGTCGGCGGAGGCGCTCGCGCAGATGGAGGCCTCCACGCAACGCAAGATCGCCGAATACGAAACCCTATTCGGCGAGTCCTGGGAGACGGTATTCCGCCTCTCGGCCGTAGCCGCAGGCAAGACGCCCGACGACTCCGCACAGGTGCGCTGGCGTGACACCGAGGCCCGTGCCCTGGCGTCCACCGTCGACGCACTCGGCAAGATGGCCCAAATGCTCGCCGTCCCCGTCGAGGAACTCTGGGAAAAGATCCCCGGAATCACCGACACCGACGTCATGCGCTGGAAAGCCGCCCGAGCAGCCGACCCGCTCGCGGAAATCGCCGCCACGATCACCCGCCAGGCGGCGACGAACCCCGCGACGCCCGCGGAGTAGCCATGGCGAACGAGACGGAGCTACTCTCCCTCTCCAAGACGCACATGGGCCAGCAGGTTCGTGACGTCGCCGTGATTCAGTACGCGCTATCCGTCGCGTTCGATCGCACGATGACGCCGAACGACCTGGACGCCGGGTTCGAGCGGTTCCTCCAGTACGCCGTACGGCTCATCACCGCCGGCCGTGCCAAGGGGACCCTCTCGGCGGACAGGTTCTACGCGGCCTCACGCGTGCTCGCCGGGCTCAGTGCGGACCTGCCGACGGCAACAGTGCCCGCGCTCCTCGAGCTGGGCACCGTAGAGACGTCAATGCGGGTTACCGGCCCCGTGCGGACGAAAAAGCTCATCGCCAACGGCAAGAGTCCTGCCGCCGCACTCGCGCAAGCGAAAGTCGCGACCCTGGGCGCCGCCAAACGGCAGGTCCTCAACGCACCTCGAGAGCGGATTGTCTCCCTCACAGAGAACGACGACGACGCCCTCGCCTGGGCACGCCAGTCCGACGGCAACCCGTGCGCGTTTTGCGCCATGCTCATCAGCCGCGGGCCGGTCTACAGCGCCGGCACGGTCGCATTCATGGCCCATGACGAGTGCGGATGCATGCCCCGCTCCGTGTTCAAGTCCGACCGCTCGCGCGGCTGGGATTCCCAGTCCTTAGCGCTCCGCAAGCTCTACGACGAGAACCCCGGCGACAAGTTCCGACACGCATACGAACATCGAGAGGCGGCCTAGTGGCCCTAGTCAAGATCCAAGGCTCAATGCTCGGCGAGGACCGCCTAGCGACGGCCTTTATGCGGGCCGACGCCCACTACGGCGGCCGACTCGTCATCACTACCCCGTACGGCGCCTACCGCTCGCGGGCGGACCAAATGTACCTGCGAAACCGCTACCTGGCAGACCCCAAGAGGTACGCCTACGCCGCCCCGCCTGGCAACTCATGGCACGAGCGCGGCCTAGCGGTCGACATTGCCAACTGGGCAATGTTCCCCGACCTACAAGACGTCATGAAGTCCTACGGGTTCAAGCGGGACGCGCTCGAGGACTGGCACTACAACTACGTCGGCGGCGGGACCGCTACCGCCGGAAACGGCGGCGTCGCGATCCCCGTCGAACCCGAACCCCCCAAACCCACAGAGGACGATATGACCGTATTTGCTGTCGAAATGACCAGCGCCGGCCAGCCCGAATACCAGATGATCGCCCTCTACGGCGACGTCGCTAACGGCTGGGTCGAGATTCTCCCGAAAGACCGGGAGGGCTTTTTCAACCCATGGCGCTCCGGCGAGGGGGCCGCTCGAGGCGTCCCCGCCACCGATATCCCGCTCCGCGGCGTATCGCTCGCCGAATGGAACGTCCTACGTTCCGTCCACCAGTTTCCCAAACCCGCCGCGGTCCAAGTGGACTCCGCGGCAATCGCCAAAGCTGCCGCAGACGCGGTAAAGGCGGCACTCTCCGGGGCGAACATCACCGCCCAGGTAGACGTGGCCGCCATCGCCGCGGCAGCAGGCAAGGCCGCAGCGGCCGAAATCGCCGCTCGCCTCGCCGCGTAAAGCGCTTAGCGCAAAACCCCCAATCTCGCCCCGGCAGGACCGGAGCAAACCACGCCACAGGAGGGCGTTTACACCCATGCCAGAAAACGAACAGCCGAACCCCGACGAGCAGCCGAACGACAAGCAGACCGACAAAAAGAGCACCGACGCCCAGACCCCGCCATGGGGCTCGGACGAGGAGTTCAACCCGGAAAAGGCTTGGCAGCTCGTCCAGAACCTCCGCGCCGACAAAGACAAGTTGACGACCAAGGTCACCGATTACGAACGCTCGGTCCAGGAGGCCGAGGACGCGAAAAAGGACGACCTCACCAAGGCCCTCGACAAGGTCACCGCAGCGGAGAAACGAGCCGCCGAGGCCGAGCGCCAGCTCATCGTTGCCAAGGCGCTCCGCGATCACCCGGAACTCTCCGAAATCGAGGACGTCGAGGACTTCCTCACCGGAGAAACCGCCGAGGAAATCGAGGCCAAGGCCGTACGTCTGGCAGCCGGTCGCAAACCGGCAGAGCCGAAACAGGACCCCTCGCGGCGTCCTCGCTCGGCACTGGTCCCCGGACATTCCACCTCCGAGGCCGACCCCGAGTTCGACCCCGACGCCATCGCCAAAGCGGCGCGCCGTCGGTAACCCGCCCCTCTACCCATAAGGACTAACCCAGATGGCTAACACCTTCTACACCGCGGCTCAGGTCGCGCGCACTGCCGTCGCCCTGACGGCTCAGGATGCATTCCTGTCGCAGCTCGTCTCCCGTAACTTCGAGGACGACCTGTTCGCCGGCGGTGGCCTCGGCCGCACCGTAAATATCCGCATCCCCGCGGCCCTCATCGCGCGCGAGCGTGGTATCGACGAGACGACCGCGGCTATCGTGCTCGACTCGCTCACCGAGACGACCGTCCCGCTGACCCTCGGTACGCACGTCTATAGCGCCGTCGGCCTCTCCGAGGGCGATATCACCCTCAACCTCGCGGACTTCACCGCGCAGGTTCTCGCCCCGCAGGCCGAGGCAGTCGTCGACCGCCTCGAGAACACGGTAGCGACCGCGCTCCGCGCTATCCCGCTCAACACCACGCTTGACTGGGACGCCGCTAACCCCGTCAAGACGTTCACGCAGATCCGCAAGACCATGCGCGACGCCGGAGTCCCCGCAACGGGCCTCAACGTCGTTGTCGGAACGTCGGTTTACGCCGCGCTCCTTGACGCCAAGGCCATCACCGACGCCAGCGAGTCCGGCTCGACCGAGGCTCTCCGCGATGCCGGCGTTGGCAAGATCCGCGGATTCAACATCGTGGAATCGACCCGCGTCGACGACGGCGAGATTATTGCGTTTCACCGCGACGCCTTCACGCTCGCGACCCGCGCGCCCCTCGTGCCCGCCGGCGCCTCGTTCGGCGAGACCGTTAGCGAAAAGGGATTCTCCCTCCGCTATATCCGCGACTACGACGTCATGCACACGCAGGACCGCTCGCTCGTGAGCACCTTCGCGGGCGTCGCCGCTCTGCCGCTCTACAAGGTCACGCGCGACTACACCGGCAACACCGCCAGCGTAACCGCCGTGCCGAACGCGGGCTCAATCCGCATGAGCATCGAGGACGCCGAGGCGTAATCCCCGCGTGACCGACCGATCACATTTCCGAATGTGACCGACCGATCACGCACCGAGGGGGCGCTCCTAACGGGGCGTCCCCTCTCCCCATTTCTTCACAGATAGGCGGCGCATGGCTACCCCACTCCCTCCCACCGTGGCAATGCTCGAAAAGCGCCTCGGTATCACTCCCGGCGGCCTGACCGGCGAGGACCTCGCGCGCGCACAAGAGGCGCTCGCCGACGCGTCTACGCTCGTGCTCGCCGAGGTATCCCCAGCGCGTGCTACCGCCTGGGCACTAGACGCACCGCCGGTTGCCGTGCTCGTCGCACTCAAGGCCGCTCGCCGCGAGTTCGACAACCCGCGCGGCATCAATCAGGAAACCGTGGGGCCTCGCTCCGTCGGCCTGTCCGAGACGTCTGGCGTCTACCTCACCGCCCGCGAAATCGCCCAAGTGCGCCGCGCCTTCACGGGCCGCACCTCCGGGTTCGTCGGCACGGTGAAAATCGCCCCCGGCCTCGTCCGGGGCAGCGGCGCGCAGGTCTGGCAGCACCCGTACCCGAACCGGGACCGCCATGGCGCGTAAGGACGGCACAGTCTACGTCCCTGACGACAACGAGCAGGGCGTCGGCGACTGGATACCTTGGCTCGCCGAGGAGGACCTCGAGGTCGACGAATGATATTCGAGTCCGCCTACGAAACAGACGCCGCCGTATTCCGCCAGCGTGCCACCACTACCACCGACACCTACGGCGACCCCGTCGAGTCCTGGTCGTCCCCGAGCGAGCTACGCCTCCGCGGCGCGATCGTCGACTCCCCAGAGTCGTTCGAGGTCGAGCAGCCCGATAGCCGCCGGACGACCGCCGAACGCGTGCTCTACGTGCCCGGCGCACCCGACGTAAAGGAAACCGACCGTATCCGCAGCGGCGCCGAGGTATGGCGCGTCGACGGCCTCCCGGTTGTCCACCGCACCCTGGCCTCCGGCACCTACACCCTTGCCGAGCTGAAACGGGTAACGAGTGGCTAACCGGCTACGCCTAGACCATAAGGGCCTGGCCGAGGTCCTCAAATGGGAGACGCTCGCCGTCGACACGATGGCCGCCGCCCGCCGCATCGCAGAGGGCGCCCACCACACGACCCGCCAAGGCGTGACCGTCCGGGCAACCGTCATCCGCCGACGCACCACCGACCGCGTCGGCGCCGTCGTCGCGCTGTCCCACCCGGCCGGCGCCGCGATCGAGGCGAAATACGGCGTGCTTGCGAAAGCCGCCTCGGCCGCAGGCATGCCCGTAAAGGCCAAGAGCCGAAAGGACTAGGCGGATGGACCCGATAATCACCTTCCCAGACCCGCGCCAAGCCGTCCAGACCCTCCTAAGAGAGCTACTCGCCGACCGCGAGGAGCCGGAGGTCGACGGCGTCACGGTCTCCACGAAAGACCTTCCCGGTAGCGACAACGACTACCCGCTCCCCTACGTGCAAATCCATTCCGACGGCAAGTTCCGCGACGCGCGCCTCGACGGCCGCGCCACAGTCCGCGTCGTCGTCTGGCACCGCGACGAGGGCCTCGCCGAGGCGCTCGCAACCCTCTGTGAGGCGCTCCTACTCGCGTCCTCATCGACGGAGGTACGGGGCAGCTCCTCTATCTCCGGCCCGCTCCCGACAGGCGACCCGGACAACGGGCTCCCTATGTCGTATTTCACCGTAACCGTGCGGCTCAAGCCGCGCCAACACTAACTAACGAGAGGACGTCGAGGCCATGGCTGGAGACGCAAAAAACACTAACCTCTGGCAGGGCGCCGACATTTATATCGCCCCTGCCGGCACCGCCGGACCCGTCGACGTGGCGACCGCCTGGGCAGCCGCTTGGCTCCTCGGCGGGCTCCTCGACGGCGAGGACGGATTCGTCGAGGGCCGCGAGGACACGACCGAGGAACACTACGCCTGGGGCGGATTGCTCTACAAGCGAGCGTTCTCCAAGCACAAGCGAACGTTCAAGTTCACGGCGCTAGAAGACAACGACGTTATCTGGAAGCTGGTAAACCCCGGCTCCACCGCACGCGTTACGACCGGCTCCGGCGCCGCAGCGATCCGCACCGGGACTATCAAGGTCCCCCAGGGCGGCTCCCAGTTCGCCGTGGGCTTCGAGGTCCGCGACGGCGCACACATCAAGCGCCGGTTCGCCAAGACGGCCGAGGTCGTCTCCGTCGAGGAGGTCAAGGAATCCGAGACCGAGCCGACCGTCTACGAAATCACGGTCGTTGTGTTCCCCGAGTCCGACGGAACGCTCTACCGCACCGTCGAGAACCTCAACCAGTAATTCCCTGACGGAGGGGCGCTCGCGTGGGGCGCTCCTCCGTTCCCACCTCTCCCACGCACACCTATTCCAACCCACGCTAGGAGTAAGCAATGACCACCAACCCCGTAGCCGCCGAGGCCCTCGGCGAGGAGACCGTAGCCGTCGCGTTCGACGACGTCGAATACACGATCCCCACCACTGCCAACTGGAGCTATGACGCGCTCGAGGCGATCGAGGAGGGCCGGTCCACCGGGTTCCTCCGCGAGGTACTCGGCGCCGCGCAGCTCGCCCAGTTCAAGGCGCGCAAACCGAAAGTCTCCGACGTAAACGCCTTCGTCGTCGCCATCCAAAAGGCTGTCGGTATCCAGGGAAACTAACAGGGCTCGTCGCCCTACTCCGCGATCCAGCGCTCGAGGCCGACCTCCAGCGCTACTACCAGATCGACATAGCGGAGTATTGGCGCGGCGAGCTGTCCCTCCGGCGGTTGTCCGTCCTCGTTAGCGCCCTCCCGATCGAATCGGCGACAGTGCGCAAGCTCGCCGAAGATCCCGGCTGGAGCGTCGAGGCGTACCTCTTGGCCGACCTCTATCTCGCCTTCACAGGCGAGGAGCACCCGGCGCGCCCGCGTCCGAAATCGACGGGCAAATCCCAGCACGCGGAAAAGGTCGCAGCCCTCAAGGCTCAGCGAGCCCGCGTAGACGCAGAGCGCAACAGCGCCTAGGCACGAGGAGGCCCCTAGTTGACGAACATCGGGTATAGCACCCTATCCGTTATCCCGTCCCTAAAGGGTATGGGGCAGTCCCTCACGACAGGCACGGCCCCCCTGTTCGCGTCGGCCGGTACAGCCGGCGGAACGCGCATGGGGGCCAATGCCGCGACTGCCGCGGGGACGAGCCTGGCTGGAGGCATCAAGGGCCTTGGCGGCCTTGTCCTCGGCGCCTTCGCAACGCTGGGCATTGGGGCGCTCGTGGCGTCCGGCGTCCGCGCTGGTATCGACGCGCTCGGCTCCGCAGTCAACGAGGCGTCCGACCTAAACGAGTCGCTGAACGCCGTAAAGGTCTCGTTCGGTGACGCCTCGGGCGAAATCACCAAGCTGGGCGAAACGGCGGCCTCGCGACTCGGTCTCTCCAATGTCCAGTTCAACGGCATTGCAACCCAGTTCTCCTCGTTCGCGACCACCATCGCCGGGCAGAGCGGGAACGTTACCGGCGTACTCGACGACCTGACGACCCGAGGCGCCGACTTCGCCTCCGTGTTCAACCTCGAGGTAAACGACGCCCTCGGCCTGTTCCAGTCCGGCTTGGCCGGCGAGACGGAGCCCCTCCGCCGGTTCGGTATCGACCTCTCCGCCGCAGCGGTCGAGTCCTACGCCTACGCCAACGGCATCGGCACCGTGGGAACCGAACTCACCGAGGCCCAAAAGGTCCAAGCGCGCTACGCCTCCCTCATGGCGCAGACGGCCAAGACACAAGGCGACTTCACCAACACGTCTGACCAGCTCGCGAACTCGCAGCGCGTATTCAACGCCGAACTCGCGAATATCCAAGCCACGATCGGCACGGCAGTCCTGCCGGTCCTCACCGAGCTTATGCAGACGGCCAATTCTGAGCTCATCCCGACGTTCAAGGAAATGGCGACGGAACTCGGCCCGAAAATCGCCGACGCCCTCAAACAGTCGACCCCGGCGATTATCGACCTCATGCGGGCGCTACTGCCACTGATCCCCGCCCTTATCGAGCTGGGCGTCAACGCCATTCCTATCGTCGTCCAGGTTCTCCAGCTCCTCGCGCCGATCATCATCGGCATAACGAACAACTGGTCGACCATGTCGGCAGTCCTCACCGGATTTTTCCGCCTCCTCTCGGGTGACACGTCCGTCCGGCAATTCATGGGAAGCCTCGGGGGCCTGTCCGGCAACCTCGCCGACGCCTTCCGCTGGGCACAGTCGCTCGGAACCGCTATCGGCGGGGCCGCGCGCAGCGCCCTAAGCGCCGTCGGCGACTTTGTTGGCCTCGGCCGAAACCTGTTCCAGGGCCTCATAAACGGCGTCAACTCCGTTGCCGGGAACCTCTTGGAAACAGTCCTCCGACCGATCCGTAACGCAGTCAACGGCGTAAAGGGGTTCCTGGGCATCAAGTCGCCCTCGCGCCTCATGTTCGGAATCGGACAAAACACCGGCCTCGGAATGGTAAACGGCCTCGAGTCGACCGCCAGCGCCATCGACAAGGCCTCCGGCGTCCTCGTTCCGCGCTCGCCGGCGATCGCCTCTCCGACGCTGCCCTCCGCGGGCGGCATCGTCGGCGCCCTCGCCGCCGCCGGCAACAACGCCGTCTACGTCCAGAACCCGTTTACGGGCGAGTACCTCCTCGCCAAGGTCGACGAGCGCGCCGAGGGTGCGGTCGCACGAGCTGACGGAGCAACTACTCGCGACATTGGAAAGGGGTTCCGCCCATGACGACCGTAACCGTTACGAGCGACCCGCCCACCGTCCAAATCGCTTACGCATCGGGCGACCTCAACGCCGCCACGCATCACATCATTGCGTACCGCATCGTCGAGGGCGTGTCTACGAGCGTCCGCTCGTCGATTGACCAATTCGCCGTGGGCGGCGTCGTCGTGAACGACTACGAGGCGCCCATCGGACCCGTCGACTACCGACTACAGCAGTTCGACGACGCCGGCGCGGAGCTGGGTTACACAGACCCGGTCTTCGCGACCGTGCCCGCTGACAGTGCGCAGACGGCCTACATTTCCGACCCGCTGGACGCCACCAGCGGCGTGCGCGTCGTCCTCGACGACACCGCCGGCCGGGTCCGCTCCCGTCCGGTGCCCGGAACGCTGCACCGCGTGGGACTCCGCACCGTTGCCCTCGTCGGGCAGCGCGGATTGCTCGAGGACCTGCCCATGAATTTCTACACGGAGACCCTCGAGGACCGCGACGCAATCCTCGCCATGATCGGCGACACGTCCGGGCTCGTGCTTATCCGAACGGCCGCCCCGGTGCCCGTCCCCAGGCTCCTCTATTGCTGGGCCTCCGACCCCCGCCCCTCTGAGTTCGACCTACTGGGAAGCGACGAGGGTGCGATATGGGACAACACAGTCCAAGAGGTCTCCCCGACAGAGGGCGGCCTCGTCGTCGGCCCTGTCACGTGGCAGACCTACATGGACGCGTTCCCTCTCTGGTCGGACTTCAACGCCGCCTACCTCACATGGTTTGACGCCATGCAGAACCCCCCGGAGGTCTAATGCTCCCTCTCGACGACGCAGCACGCGCCGCCCTGGAACAGAGCCATATCGCCGGCTACAGGGTCTCCGCCTTCTACGGCTCCGAGCTTCGCCTCGAGGTAGTGCCCGTCACCTTCGACGGCTCTATCTCATTCGACGGTGATGCCAATATCCAAGGCGGAGGGTCTGTGTTCCTCGCCCGCGACGGCGAAAGCCTCGTCCCGCGCGAAAAGACAGACACGCTCGCACCCTACGGCCAAGAGCTACAGATCGACCGGACTATCCGCGTCGGCGACAACGAATGGGCAATCCCGCTCGGACGATTCCGCATCACCCGCGTACCGTCCGCCAAAGAGTACTTCCGGCGCTACCCCGCGCTGGCCCGCACCGCCGGCTGGTCGGCGCAACTCGAGCTGAAAGACCGCCTCGATATCGTCCAGGCGGACGACTTTCTCGCCGTCACTCAGCCCGTCGTAGGCAATACGACCTGGGACGAAATCCAGCGACTCTCGCCCATCCCGATCGTAAAGACACTCCCCGACAAGCCGCTCCCCACCGGCATCGTCTACGAGTCCAGGTTCAAGGCGATCACGCAGCTAATGGACAACCTCGGCGGCGTCCCGCACATGACGCGGCAAGGTGCGCTCACCGCGCGCGTAAAAGACGCCTGGCTCACCGCTACCGTGCCAGCGTTCGAGGTTCACGGCGTCATCGAAATGGACGACGGCATGAGCAACGACCTCTACAACTCGGTAGTCGTGACGACCTCGCAAGATCCGACCATCGTCGGCTATGCAGAGGTCACGGGCGACTACAACCCTCTGTCGGTGACTTCCCCGCTCGGACGTCGCACCTACCGCATGCAACTGCCGATCATCACGACGCAGGCGGAAGCCGACGCCGCAGCGATCACCGCACGGGACCGGCTATCGACTCGCCAGTCCCGCGTGGTCCGAGTGACCTGCCTTCCCCGACCTGATATCGAACTCGGCGATTACGGCACCGTCGTCGACGAGGCTACCGGCCGGGCCATAACCGGCGAGGTCTCCGAAATGTCGTTCTCCATGAACCCCACGGCGCCCATGACGCTTACGCTCATAGTTGCGGAGATTGGCTAATGTCCGCCACAGAATCCGGCCGCGAGGTAGCCAAGACCTTCGCCAGCCTCGAGACGGGCATGTCCCGCCTCGAGGTCGGCCTCTGCCTCGGCATCAACTGGGCCGACTACACCGCAAAAGTGAACATCGGCGGCGGCGTCGTCGAAATCCCAATGGCGGGCTCGCTCCCCGCGATCGGCGACAAAGTCTGGGTCGGATTCCTGGGCAACCTGCCCGTCTGCCTCGGCCCCGTCCCGCGCCCCACCACCGGCGTAGTGAACGCGACCGCGAGCGGCGGCAAGGTGGCCGTCACGGGTGACGACTCGGTCGTCTACACGGTGGCTTACGACACGGCCTACACGCCGGTAATCGGCCATCGTGTCGCGCTCAACTGGGCCGTACCCGGAGGGTTCCTCCTCGGCCGCCTGTCGTCCGACGCGATCCTCGACCCGCCCCCGGTGACGCCGACCCCGCCCGCAGGACCTACCAACTTCGACGTGACGTTCAACCCCACCGACTCCGGCACGTACGGCTCCCGCTGGCAGTCGACGGAGGTATGGGCATCGGCGAGCACCCGCGGGGCCTGGTTCTACGGCTCGCAGATGGCGAGCACGATTCCCGACAACGCGACGATCGACGCCGTAAACATCTACCTCAGCTCGTTCTACGACCTCGGCGACCCGCCGATTCTCTCGCTGCACAGCCAGCAGAGCAAGGGCGGCGCCCCCGACGTCATCGCCTCGCATACCGCGTTCTCCGGCTCCGGCTGGGCGTCCCTTCCCCCCTCGTGGGGCGACGCCCTCAAGACCGGAGGGGCCTACGGCATCGGCACAAACCACGGCGGCTATCACAAGTACCGCCCTGCCGGACAAGGCAACTCCGGCGCGCTCGCGATCCGCTGGCACGTCTAAGACTCCCCGAAAGGACCAACCACCATGGCAAGCACCTGGGGCGAACCGGAGATTGGCAACTCCTCGCCAATGCAAGGCCCCGCCCAGATTAGCGCCGTCGCCGACTACGCAATGGGTATCGGCATTCGCCACTTCGCGACGCAAGCCGCACTTGTGGCCGCATCGGGCGCCGTCGACGACTACTACGCCGTCGTAACCGCGATTCCCGGCGCGCTCTGGCGCTACTACACCGGCACGGGCTGGCGCATGCTCTCCACCGCGCATTTCGTCGACGACGCAGCCGCTACCGCGATCACCTCTCCGCATCAGCGCATGCGCCGGCGCATCGCGACGAAAATGTACGACGAGGAATACTTCGCCGCTTACAACGCCTCGACCAACCCGACGGGCAAAGGCTCGGCCGGCTGGTATCCGGTAGCCATCGGCGTCGTTCCGATCATCCCGACCGGCACCACGGGCTCCGTAGGCACGGGCGTCGGCATCCGCGGGGACGGAGGCGTAAACGTCGTCGCCGCGAGCACGATCGGTGTGCAAGGCGCGTTCCCTACCGACTTCGAGAGCTTCGAGATTGTCTGGGACTTCGACCAGAGCGTAGCCGGCGGTCTCAAGATCCAGCTCACCTCTGGCGGCACCGCCTCGACGACGCTCTACGACCACCAGCAGAACGTAGGTAACGGCACCGCCACATCGCAGAGTTACCAGACCGTGAACGACACCGGGTTCGTCCTAACCTCCGGCGGCGGGCAGGGGCAGTCCGGCTCGGCCAGGCTCTACAACCCGTCGCAAGCCCGGTTCACCCGCCTAAAGGCCGAGTCGGTTAGCCACAACACCGGCACCGGTAGCGTGTTCGAGTCCGGCGTCGCAGGCGGCCACAAAGTCGCCTCGATTTACGACGGATTCCTCATCACGACCACGGCCGGGACGGTCACGGGGCATCTCAGCGTTCGCGGCCTCACCGTAAGGTTCTAATGGCTACTCCGCCCACCCGCGCCCTCTCGCGCATGCTCGGTAGGCGCGGGGCGACCTTGGCTATCCTGGGCGTCGCGTTCCTCATCATCGGCGTAAAGGCGCTCCTCGCGCCGGTCGAGCCGGTCGAGGACCGATACCTCCTCTACAGCCTCCTACCCGCCGGCGTCCGTGCCGTGCTCTGGATGCTGCCGGCGGTCCTGGCGATAGTCGCGGCGTTCAAGCCGACCGGCCGCGACGGGTTCGGATTCGCCGCTCTCGCCGGCCCGCCGTGCGTCATGATCGGCTCCTACGTCTGGTCGACCGTCGCCCATTTCGTCGGCGTCGGCGAGTGGTCGTTCGGCTGGACGTCGGCTATCACGTGGCTAATGGTCCTCACGCTCCTATCCGTCATCGCCGGATGGCCCGAACCCGCCCCGGTCCACGCCGGTCGGCACAAGGCAGGGCGCCGTGGATAGCAACCTCATCACCGCGATACTCGCCCTGGGCGGCGGCCTGTTCGGCAGTCTGTTGACGTTCTTTGGAATCCGGTTTGCGGCCAAGCAATCCGCCAAGGCCGCGCTGTCTACCGCC